TGGTTCAACTCCACCCCCCGCCTCCAATTGCTTCAGTGGTGGAACGGTAGACACAGCGGACTTAGAATCCGCCGCCTTAAAAAGCGTGGAAGTTCAAATCTTCTCTGGAGCACTTGACAATCAAACTTAAATAGTTTATGATTGTCTTATGCGGAATTAGTTCAGTGGTAGAACGCCATCCTTCCAAGTTGGATGTCACCGGTTCGAATCCGGTATTCCGCTCTGAACCTTTAAGGTTCTCAAATCACACACAAACACATAAAAAGATTATGACTCCTTACGAATTGCGCTTTGAAATTTTTAAGCAAGCATATAGTATGCTACATGATGAATACTGTATGAAGTATGAAATTTCAAATTTAGAACATGAAAATTCTGGTAAATCGGAATTTCCAGAGTTTCCAAGTTTGAGTCAAGTACTTGAGCAAGCAGAAACGATTAATGATTTTGTGAGTTCTAAGTAAAATTGTGGGGGAACAAAGCACCCCTGTTAGTATTCCGAGTAACCCACAAGGTGTGGGAGCAAGCTGTTAACTTGTCATAGGTCAGTTCGATTCTGACACTCGGAGTTGATAGGATTGGAAATGTCCGATTCTATCATAAGAGTCGGGATCATCATATCCGACTCACTAAATCCTAAGTTTTCTTAGGTCGGGGACTTGATCACCCCCGCTCGTTGCGGAGAGTGTCTTCCGCGAGTTGTGGGCACTCACTACTCATTTGGGCGCATAACTCAGTCGGTAGAGTTTCTGACTTACATTCAGACAGTCGGCGGTTCGAGTCCGTCTGTGCCCATTACATAAATACTCAAAAAAAAGAGTAAGATGGAAACCCTATATAAATTACTTTCTGATACTCAAGCAAGTCTTTTTGTTTTATTTCAAAAGACTTGGGTATATCATTGGAATGTAGTTGGTGAAGACTTTAAAGAATTTCACGATTTATTTGGAAAGCATTATGAAAAAATGTTTGATCAAATAGATCGTCTTACTGAACATATGAGATATCTAAATATCAAACCAGTACCTACTCTTTCTAGGATTACTGAAGTCTCTCATATTTCTGAGACAAATAGTGGACTAGATACAATGGGTATGGTTAGTGATTTATTAGAAGGACATCAGAAATTTGTAGAACTTTTAAATCAAGTTGCTGAAGAAGCAGAAAAACAAAACTCAAGAGGAACCACAAATCTTGTTGATGATTTAAACGAAAGACACGGTAAATTTATTTGGATGTTAAGATCATTTACTCAATGATGAGGATGTAAAACGATGATTTCAATAAGATGCAAAGATTGTAATAAAGAATTAATTGGACATCCCACAAAAACTATAACTTGTGGATGTCCGAATATGGCAACAATTCGTGGAGATAAAATTTCAGCACTTGACTTGTCTCGTATTGTTATGCTAAACTCATTAAAAGAAAATCAAAATAAAAGTGTGCTTACTTCTCAAGATATTGCTTGGCAAGAAGAGAGAAGAAAAAGAAAAGTTCGTAAATTAGATTTTGAAGTCCGTTGAGGACTTTATATTGGAAGCGTGGCAGAGTCCGGTTTATTGCGTTTGTCTTGAAAACAAATGAGGGTAATACCTCCACTGGTTCGAATCCAGTCGCTTCCGTTTTAAAACAGTTACATAGAATACTAATTTAATATTTTATTCCATTTTCTGTATATTACTGTTACAAAATGCTGACATTTTATTGACTTTGAAATGTTTGTGATTAGTATATAGTAGTATCATGCTTTAAATGAATGGATCAACACACCTATAATAATTGGGTGAAGATTAAGGAAACTTTCGAATCTTCTGGAAATACCGATAATATGTTCTATAAAAGAGCAGTTGAAATAGTCAAAACCAGAAGAGACCCTCTTGCTAAATTCCTTGGTGATGAAAAATGATGGAACCTTATGATGAATTTGTTAGTCGTTCTGAAGTTAAGGAGATGATTGATGCAGCAATACGACGACACAACCGTAATGCTTCTATCATTAGTATGTGCGTTGGTTGGGTGGTTCTTGCTTTATTTGCTGAGGGACTTTTAAGGTTAATTGGGGTTGTTCCCCCTTTACTACCATTTCTTAAAATTACTCTAAACTGATTGGGATGATTACAGAAGAAGATTTACTAAAATTGCAAGAAAGAGTTTTGCAACAAAAAATGGAAGAATTATTTGAAGAACCATCTACTTATGAAGACGAAGATGATCAGTACATTTTTTAAGGCAATCTGTATTTTTACTTTTATAGCAATCTTTATAAACTGGGGACTCCACAATGCCTACCCACAATAAAAAGTATCAGTTTGCTATGTCATCTTTTGCTAGGATCTATGGACACACTGTTCTACATAATCATGATATCAAGCAGTTTTGCTTAGAATGGTCTGAATGGGGTGTAAATGCTCCTCTGAGTGGTCTTGATGAGGTAGATCAGTATTTTTACTTTGAATATAAAAATTGGAGAGGAAAATGATTTTTCGAATTGTAGAAACACTTGCAGAAAGTCCAGTATGGTTAGGACTTTGTGGATTTGGAATAATTGTTGTTCCTATAATCGGCATTTCCTTTATACATAGTAATAAAAAATAAATTAATATGGCAACAGTATTTTTTTCAGTAACACCTCCATCCGGGCAAGGACAACCTTGGGATTTTTCTTTGAGTGGCATAGATACAATCTATTCTGCAAATAACCAACAATATTCTTCAGTTATTGGTAGATATAACGGACAGAACATATTTACAATGGTAAATAATTCACAATCCTTTGATGTTTATTCTCCACATTATGCTACTTGGAGATCTAGTGATGCAGTAAATAATTTGCAAAATGGGCAATATCCCACTCAAGGATTTAGTTTTGATATATGGAAATGTACTCCTAAATCAGAAGCTGGTACCTCTGGAGAGCTGTTTGATAAATTTGATTCGACATGGAATAATATAGGTGGAACTTATCTTTTGGATCAAAATAAATGGAGTGTTCTTTATGACTATACTAACCAATATCCACTAGCAGCTACTAAAGGGGGGGAAGTGTATATACAGATAAACACTTGACAATCCGTTTAAGAAGTATTATAATTACTTCTATGTTCTCCGGATATCGCCTAACTTGGTCATGGCACCTGCTTTGGGAGCAGGAATAATCTTGGTTCAAATCCAAGTATCCGGATTCATAAAACTTTACTTTATGAAAATGTATCAAGAACTTTCAGATCTCCAAAAATTTACAGTTGAAGAATTCCAATTGAATTTTGATACTCTGATAGAGAGAGTAGAAAATGGTGAATCCTTTATTATTGTCGATGGTACAAAAAACGCAGTTATAGTTCCATATAATGAAACTATAAAGTATGCAATAGAATCAACAGTAGGTGATGAATTGGTAAATATATATACCAATCACGAAGAAGGTTCCTAAACTGACCACCTTGACTTCTACACCACAATCCCTTATAATACTAAGGTCAATACACAAAACAATGACTCTCACATCAAAATTCAAGAAAGACGTTCAAACCCTTCGTGGTGCAGCAAACGGTGATTTTTATCTTGATGTAAAAAATCCAAAACTCTACAAAAAGGTTCGCCGCTACTACGAAAACGAAGGTGTAGTGTTCTCTGGTGATCCTCTGGATGATTATGAAATGCTTATGGAATATGTTCTTGCTGATCTAGAATCTATTGAGGTTGCTTGATTAAATAGTCCCGTGATGACTATAAAAGCGCACTTGTCGGGAGCAAACCCCTAATGTCAAAAACAAGTATCTTGCGATATCTTGGAAATTTTCTTCTCATTATTGGGTATCAAACTATGTTATGGGGAGATTTTAAATATGGTTTAATGATAAAAGTTATTGGAGGATTACTCACAGTACCTTTTGCAATTAAACTTAAACTTTGGGATGTGCTATTTCTATCTGCATTTTTCGGTATTACTGAAATATCAAAATTAACCCAACTTTTCTTAGTTTCTTAAAACTAAGTGGTGGAGTCAAAATGACCCTATTATGAGTTTACGTCATCTCTTAAATGCCGTTGGTGCGGATGGGACTCTCTCCCGCCTGGTTTCCAATTTCCAGTCAAAGAATTGGTGGCGTGCATGAAAGACCTTATAGGAGAGTTGCATAAGCTCTCCTTTTTTAGTATAATATAAAAAAATATATTTATATGAAAATAGGATTTAATTGTAGTTCTTTTGATCTTTTTCACGCTGGTCATGTTACAATGCTAAAAATGGAAAGGGAAATGTGCGACTATCTAAAAGTTGCACTTCAAGTTGATCCAACAATAGACAGACCTGGAGTTAAAAATAAACCAACCCAATCAGTTTATGAACGTTATGTCCAACTTCAAGCGTGTAAGTATGTTGATGAAATTTTAGTTTATGAAACTGAAGTAGATCTCTTAAATTTAATTCAAACACAAACAATTCATATTAGATTTCTAAGTGAAGAATATAAAAATATTGATTTTACTGGAAAGCAGTATTGTATGGATCATGGAATAGAAATATATTATCATTTAAGAAGACATCAATATTCTTCAACAGAACTTAGAAATAGAGTTTATGAACTTGAAAAATTAAAAAAAGAAGAAAAAGATATTAAAGATATTCTCCAATATTCTCCAGAAATTTTAGAAAAATACAGTAAAATTTGACTTTCTAGATTTTTTATCTTAGAATAAATACTAAGAGCAATTTATTAATCTATGAGTGATTATAAAAAAACAGCACTTGTGTTAGGTGCTGGTGGGTTTATTGGATCCCACATGGTAAAGAGACTGCGAGCAGAAGGTTATTGGGTTCGGGGTGTAGATCTTAAACATCCAGAATTTTCAGAAACTGAAGCACATGAATTTATTCAGGGAGACCTGAGGGATTTAACTTTTGTAGAAAGGGTTCTTCAATATAAAGGTCCTTATCGCAATTTTTATAATTTTGTCCCATCAAGGTATATTGATACATTTGATGAAATCTATCAGTTTGCTGCTGATATGGGTGGAGCAGGATTTGTGTTCACTGGAGACAATGATGCTGATATTATGCATAATTCTGCAACTATTAATCTGAATGTTCTTGAGGCACAACGACAACTAAATGACTTTAAAGGCGTAAATAAAACAAAGATTTTCTACTCTGGATCTGCTTGTATGTATCCAGAGCATAATCAACTAGATCCCGATAATCCTGATTGCCGTGAAGAATCAGCATACCCAGCTAACCCAGATTCTGAATATGGTTGGGAGAAATTGTTCTCAGAGCGGTTGTTTTTCGCTTATCATCGTAATTATGGGATCCCTGTTCGGGTTGCTCGGTATCATAATATCTTTGGACCAGAAGGAACTTGGGAAGGAGGTAGAGAGAAGGCACCGGCAGCAATCTGCCGCAAAGTAGCATATCTTCCTGAAGAGGGTGGTACAATTGAGGTGTGGGGTGATGGATTGCAAACTCGTTCATTCTTGTACATTGATGAATGTATTGAAGCAACTCGCAGGATGATGGATTCTGAATTTATTGGACCTGTTAATATTGGTTCAGAGGAAATGGTGACTATCAATCAACTTGTAGATACTGCCGCTAAAGTTGCTGGTAAGAATGTGAAGAAGAATCACATTAATGGTCCTCTTGGTGTTCGTGGTCGTAATTCTAATAATAATTTGATTCGTAAAGAACTTGGGTGGGATTATGAGATGACTTTAGAAGAAGGTATTGCAAAAACCTATACATGGATTGAAGAAAAAATTTCTGAGAAAAATTCATGAACATTCAACCTTTCATTTTTAACTGGAATCGCCAGTTTGAAAAAACATGTGCAATTGAAGATGCATTAATTCCAATCTTTGATAAAGTCACTGTTATTAATAGTGATGATAACAACACCCGCGAAGGTTGGGTTGATATTGGAGATCAATGCTACTTTAGTGACCAATTTAGAAAAGCATTAGAATTATTTGATGGAGATGTTCTTCTCCATATTCAAGGTGATGTGTCATATAATAATTGGGAAAATTTGATTAAAGATGCTAAAGAGTATCTTGAATACTATGATGCGGGAATTTATGCTCCTAATATTGATTATACTTGGTATTCACCAAAAAATGCTGATATTGAAAGTTTAGAATCTGATCATTCTAATATTAAAATGGTTGCTTGTACTGATGAAACTGTTTGGTTTATTCGTAAAGAAATAATTGAAGAACTATTCAATAGGAAAGTTGATTTTTCTAATAATGTTATGGGGTGGGGATGGGATCTGGTGTTATCATCTATTTGTTTTGTAAATGGTAGACCTGTGATCAGAGATTATAATCATATTATTGATCATCCTCCGGGAACTAATTATAATAAAGAATTGGCGTCAAAGGAAATGTTAGATCTTTGGAATTCTTTAGATGAAGATTTAAAGGAAATCGTATCTTATATCAAAGGACCTAGGGAAAATATTGCAAAGTTCTTTAAATGAAAAAATTGATTTTGCACCATCATCTTGGGTTGGGGGATCATTTTGTTTGTAATGGTCTTGTGAACTATATATCAGATATCCATGAGACTATTTATCTTGCATGTAAAAAATCAAACTTTAATACAATTAAATGTCTTTATTCAGAAAATAAGAAAGTAAAAGTCTTTTCTATTTCAAATGAAAATACTGAGGTTGCTCAGTTTTCAAACTTTATGAATCTTCCAATTCTAAGAGTGGGATTTGAATATTGTAATAGGAATGAATGGAATACATCATTTTATTCTCAATTAAGTATTGATTTTTCGGTTAGGTATAATAGATTTTATTTACCAAAAACTATTCCATATGAAGATCAAGTTTTTGAACTATTTGCTAAGGATGAATATTGTTTAGTTCATAGAGAAACAAGCGAAGGTTCATATGATATACAAATTGATACAAAATTACCAATGGTAGAAATTAGTAAAAATACTGATCCATATAAAAATCTTATAAGTTATAGAAAACTTATAAAGAATGCAAAAGAGATACATTGTGTTAATAGTAGTGTATTTCATCTTGTTGATAGTTTAGACCTTAAATCTAAACTAGTTTATCATGACGTAAGATCTAGAGATTTCAAAATAGAGAACAAATGGAAAATTATTAAATATGATTGAAATTCCTGCTTCTATAGGAGAATTGGTTGATAAAATAACAATCTTAAAGATCAAGTCTAAAAAAATTATAGATGATGCTAAGTTGAATAACATTCAAAAAGAATTGGATTATCTTTCTAAAAAATATGATTCATTAAACGTCAATGCAGAAGTAAAGAAATTAGAAAGTGAACTTTACGAAATTAATCTAAACTTATGGGAAATTGAAGATATTTTGAGAGGCTTTGAAAGAGAAAAAAACTTTGGAAGCGACTTCATACAGAGTGCAAGAAGTGTTTATAAATTAAATGATCAAAGATTTGTTCTTAAAAGTAAAATAAATTTCCTCACCAATTCTTCTATTATTGAGGAAAAATCATATAAGGAGTATTGAAATGTACGATTATTTAATTGTTGGGTGTGGATTATTTGGAATAACTTTTGCTAGACTTGCCACGGATGCTGGTAAGTCTTGTTTGATTATTGATAAACGTCCACATATCGGTGGCAATTGTTATACTGAAAATATTGAAGGTATTAATGTACACAAGTATGGTCCTCATATTTTCCACACAAGTAATTCAGTAGTGTGGAATTTTGTTAATCGTTTTGCAGAATTTAATAATTTTATTCTCTCACCAAAAGCATATTCAAATGGGAAACTATATTCTCTTCCATTTAATATGAATACATTTTATGAAATGTGGGGGGTTACAACTCCAAATCAAGCGAAAGAGATAATAAAAAAACAAAGAATTGATTGGACTCCAAAAAATCTTGAAGAACAAGCTCTTTTTTTAGTTGGAAAAGACATTTATGAAACTTTAATTCGTGGATATACGACAAAACAATGGGGAAAGGATCCAAAAAAACTTCCAACTTTTATTATTAAAAGACTTCCCTTAAGATTTACATTTGATAATAACTATTTTAATGATTGTTATCAGGGAATTCCCATTGGTGGATATTCTAATATGTTTAAAAAAATGTTGGATGGTATTGACTTTAGATTAAATACTGATTATTTTATTGATAGAAAGTATTTTAATAGTCTTGCGGATAAAATTGTCTATACTGGATGTATTGATGAATTTTTTGATTATAAGTATGGTGAATTGGAATATAGATCTTTGAAGTTTTCCCATGAAATTTTGAATGTAGATAATTATCAAGGATTGTCGCAATTAAATTATTGCACTGATGATGTTGATTATACCCGGATTATTGAACATAAACATTTTGAAAAAATTGATAGTAAAAAAACTGTGATTACTAAAGAGTATCCTATCCAGTATGAAAGAGGTCTTACTCCATATTATCCAATTAATAGTCAAGTAAATCAATCAATTTATAAAAAATATAAAGAAGAGAGTAAAAAGTTGACAAATTTTATATTTGGTGGTAGATTGTCTGAGTATAAATATATGGATATGCATGTTGTGATTGAATCTGCTATTAATAAATTTAAGGAGTAATATGAAAAGTTTAGTTACTGGTGGTGCTGGATTTATTGGATCTAATTTAGTAGATCACCTTCTTGAAATGGGTCATGAAGTAATTGTAATTGATAATGAATATTCTGATGTTCATGAGCAATTTTATTGGAATGAGAATGCACAAAATTATAAGTATGATATTCGTGATTATGATAACACACGTCCTCTCTATGATGGAGTAGACTATGTGTTTCATATTGCAGCAGAGGCACGTATTCAACCTGCTATTTTAAATCCCATTGAGGCAGTAAGCATTAACTCTGTTGGAACTTGTACGGTTCTTCAGTGTGCAAGAGAAGCAGGTGTAAAGCGTGTGATGTATTCATCTACTTCTTCAGGATATGGGATGAATGAATCGCCTAATGTAGAAACTCAACCTGATGATTGTTTAAATCCATATTCAGTCTCAAAGGTTAATGGAGAAAAACTTTGTAAAATGTATACAAGTCTTTACGGACTTCAAACTATTTGTTTCCGTTATTTTAATGTTTACGGAGAACGTCAACCTCTTCGTGGTCAATATGCCCCAGTAATTGGTATTTTTCTTCGCCAACGTGCTGCTGGTGAACATTTGACGATTGTTGGTGATGGTAATCAGAGAAGAGATTTTACGCATGTTAGTGATGTTGTAAAAGCGAATATTCTTGCTGCAACTACTGAAGTTGATTCTGATGCATTTGGTCAGGTTTATAATGTGGGAACAGGTAATAATTATTCTATAAATGAAATTGCAAAAATGATATCTAATAATATCACTTATGTGCCCCCAAGAATCGGTGAATCTAGAGTCACTCTTGCAAATAATGAAAAGTTGAAAAATACTTTTGGTTGGAAATCTCAAATTCAACTTGAAAATTGGATTTCATCTCAATTAAAATCTTAACAAAATTGGTATTTTAATATGAAAAAAGTAATATGTTTTGTACTTACAACTAAAAAACATTCCGATCGAATTAAAAATGTGTTTGAAACATGGTCAAATGATGTAGACACCGTTTTTTATTCAGATCATGAAAATATTGAAATGAATGTTATTAAAGTGTCTGATCGAGATGATTATGCAAGTGCAGAAGAAAAACAAATAAATTTACTTAATTATATAAAAAATTTACTTAATGGTGATGATAAATATTTATTAGAAGTTTATGATTGGATATTTTTTGTAGATGATGATACATTTGTTAATGTGAAAAATTTAAAATCTTATATTCAAACAATCGACCAAAACAAAGTTTATGGATCTATTTTTAACTCAGAAAAAGATTCAAAAAATCCAGTTTACTTGAATGGATCAATACCTTTAGAATCAAAGTTTCCTTCTGGGGGGGCAGGATTTTTAGTAAGTTCAAAAATCATCAAACAAATTGGCGAATTTAAAAATTATAATACAATGTTTTCTGATGTGGGTGCTGGTTTAAATTTTTATTACAATGGAGTCGATCAAGTTGATAATTCACTCTTTAATTCTCAAAACCCAGAATTTTATGGTCATACTAAAATGCAAATTGATAAAATGATTACATATCATTATATTAAAACTTTTGCTGAGATGAAAAAATTGTATGAGGGGAAATATGAATAATTTGGTAATTTTTCATATTTTGAAATGAAGTGCATTGGATAAATAAGTAGTTTATTTGACTTAATAGTCTAAACGATATCTAATTAAACAAGAAAAAATTTATACAAAGTTATGAAAATGGAATTAAATTACAATATAGAAAATATCATTCCTGGAGCTGAAATGACTACATATGAAAGAGAAATATTAACTAAATGGATAATTGATATTATTAGACCAAAATCACATATACTTGAAATTGGAACTGGTGTAGGTGGTTCAACGTATTACCTCTCAAAAACTTTATCGTATATTAATAAAAAAAAGTTTGTATATACATGTGATCCTTCCAGAAGACCTAGCGATGAGTTTTTGGATGAAATGAAAAATGTAAAATATTTTCCTAATACTTCAGATTTTTTAATTGATTACATTATTAAAAAATCAATTAAATTGAGTTATATATTTTTTGACGGTCCAGAGGATCCAAATGTTGCATTAAATGATATTAAGAAATTGGAAGATTACATTGAGTCTGGATGTTATTTTTCTATGCATGATTGGGAAGTTAAGAAAAGATTGTTAGATGGTGGAATATCCACAAAATCTTTACTTATTAGAACTTATATTGAAAGCAGTGAAAGATGGGAAGAAGTAGAAGTTTTAGATGGAATTGAATCTAGAAATAGTGTAGGGTTTTGTTTATATAAATTTTTGGGATAAAACATATGAAATATTTAAATTTAGTTTTATGTTCTAAAAATGATAATTATTGTGGAAACCCAATAGCAAACCTTTGGATTCCTGATGAAATATCATCTCAAATGAATTATATTTTTAATGATGAAAAGTGGGGATTAATAGATGTCTAAAATTATATCAATGAGTGTTTGGGGAAGTAGTCCTTCTTATTCTATAGGAGCAATCAAAAATGTTGAGTTAGCAAAAGAATTATTTCCAGATTGGACATGTAGAATATTTGTAGATGGAACTGTTCCAACACATTATGTTGAAAAAATGTTAACAATGCCAAATGTAGAGTTGGCTAAAGTTGATGGCGAAAATATTTTTGGAGCATTTTGGAGATTTTATTCTATGTTTCAAAATGATGAGGATATTGTTATTTCACGAGATAGTGATTCTAGATTATCTGAGAGAGAACTTAGGTGTGTTAATGAGTGGATAGAAAGTGATAAAAAATTCTCAATTATAAGAGATCATTATCCACATTATGATTGGCCTATACTTGCTGGAATGTGGGGTATGAAAGGTTGTTTGGATGATTCTATTTTATCTTTTATGGAAAAATATGCTCAACATCATTTTTATACTTCGGACCAGATATTTTTGAAAGATGTTATATGGCCTCTTGCGAAGGATAATTCATTAATTCATGGGTTTCTTGAAGTTGATTGGATGCAAGAAACTAGGGATACTAATCACTTTATAGGCCAAGGGTATGATGAAAATGATAATCCTCTTTACAGTGGTGAAAAATCTGGAAAAAGGATAATATGAATGATTTTTTGAGTGGATATAACTTCGCAAGGCATTCTGATGTAATTTTTTCAGAAACTATTCCTGATAATTTTACTCATAAAACTTATGTTACTGAGTATTTTGAGTTGGATGATGGGGATATTATTTTTTGTAAAACCGATAATGTTTTAAAATTATTTAAGATATTAGAAAATGAGAATGATATAAAAAATATAAAACTAATAACTCATGAGAGTGATTATGAAATAAATGAAAGATTATTTAAATTAAAACCAAAATGTATTTCAAAATGGTATTCAATAAATGTAAATTACAGACATAAAAATTTAATTCCTATTCCATTAGGTATTGCTAATGATTATTGTAATATTACTTTAAAAATTGATGATATATTAAAAGAAAGGCAACAAACCTCACAAAAACTTTTATATATTAATCATAGAATACAAACTAATTTTGAAAAAAGAGTATGGATTTATGAACATTTTCGAGATAATGTTTGGTGTACTATAGATGAACCTAATTTATCTCTGTTAGATTATAAAGATAAATTAGATAAACATAAATTTATCTTGTGTCCGAGAGGAAATGGGATAGATACTCATAGATTGTGGGAATCTTTATATCATGGTATAATACCAATTGTTGAAAATGAGATACATTATAGTTGTTTAGATGATCTTCCTGTAATAATTGTAAATTCATTTACAGAAATCACTGAAGAATTTTTAATTGATAAACTAAATGAATTTTCTAAAAAACAATTTAATTTCGAAAAATTAAAAATTAGTTCGTGGATTAATCTTATTAAAAACAATGAATAATAATTGCGTTTACTATTGCATATATGGAGATGATAAAGAGTATCAAAGGATACTTACATTATCTCTTAAATCTTTAAATAAATTTTTTGATAAAGAGAACATAATTGTTTTCAGCGAAAATAATATTGAAGAAATACAAGGATATGCAAAAATTATAGAAACAGATTTTCCAAATGGATATGCTATTCCGATGGCATATCGTCTAATTCTTGGTAAAAAACTGATAGAGGAATATCAATATAATAATATTATTCATTTGGATGTTGATACCGTTGTTATTGATAATATTGATGATATTTTTAATAAATTTCAAGATAATGAAATATCGTTTGCAACAGAAAGTCTGACAAATAAAGACAAAATAACTGGTGGATATTGGGCTGGACCATTATTAAATTCTGATGATTTGATTAAATATCAAGATATTCTTAGCATTTGTTGTGGAGTTTTTGGTTTTAATAAAACGATTTCTAATCAATTAGAAAATATCTATAATAATGTTGTGGAAAAAGAAAATAAAGGATTTCGAGGAATTTGTAAAGATCAACATGCTTTTACGGAATATATATTAAAAAACAATCTTTATAATTATAATTTACAAGATTATGTTGAACATACAGCAGGCAGATTTAGAAATCAAGATTTTATTGATAATGATAAGTTGTCAAAAATATATCATTTTGCTGGAGGAGTAACATCACATAATAAATATGGAGTAATGCAAAAATTCTGTTCATTGGCGAGAATATAATTATGAAATTAGACCAATTTTTGGAATATGTAAAACCGTATACTATGACATCTAATGAAAGAATTGAATGTTTATTTAATTCTTTGGAATATATTAATCATAATAATATTAATGGTGATTATGTTGAATGTGGTGTGTGGAAAGGTGGCAATATTATTGGCATATTAAAATATTTGGAATCTAAATCAGATTTTAAATCTGATGTTTATCTTTATGATACATTTACTGGCATGACAGAACCAGAAAGTGTTGATAATGATTTGAATCAAATTAATGCTAAAGATATTTTGCATCAACCTAATATTTTATGCTATTCCTCGTTAGAAGAAGTTAAAAGTAATATTTTAAATATTACAAATTATCCATCAAAAAAAAAAAAAATAAAATATATTGTTGGTGATGTTTCTGAAACTTTATTAGATGAAAATAATATACCTCAACAAATTTCATTGCTGAGATTAGATACCGATTGGTACAAATCTACAAAAATTGAATTGGAAATTTTATGGGATAAATTAGTTGATGGCGGCATTCTTATAATTGATGATTATGGGCATTGGGATGGATGTAAAAAAGCAGTAGATAAATTTTTTATGAATAAAAATTATGAATTTGAAAAAATTGATTATACGGGAATACGAATTATTAAATGAGGTCCAATTATGGAATTAATAAAAGATAGAAATACTCTTTTGGATTTACTTCCAAAAAATATGAAAATAGCAGAACTTGGTATTTTTAAGGGAGAATTTTCTAAAATTATTTTGGAAAAATTGTTACCATCTGAATTTTTTCTTGTTGACTTATTTCCAGAGGAGATGTATTCTGGAGATAAAGATGGTAAAAATATTGTTTTGGCCAATCTCAATGAAATGTATGATCAAATCGTTGAAGAATTTAATCAATTTGAACATGTAAAAGTAATTAAATCTTATACTTCAGATTTTTTAAATTCTTTGGAAGATGGATATTTGGATGCCGTTTACATTGACGCAGATCATTCATATGAGGCAGTAAGAGCAGATTTAAATTTATCGTATAAAAAAGTAAAAAAAGGTGGTATAATAATGGGACATGATTATACGAATCATATGTTTCCTGGGGTTGTAAAATCTGTTAATGAATTCTGTGGTAATTTTGATTTAAAAATTAGTTTCTTAACAGAAGATGGATGTCCAACTTATGTAATTTTTAATGAGTAATATGAAAAGTTTAGTTACTGGTATAGAATGGATAAAATAATTTGATGTAAAAATACAGAAACTTCACGATGAAATGCTTCGGGTAAAGGAACAATTAAATGAAAATAATAAATCTATAAATGGATAAAAACAAATCATCCTTTAAACTTAAAGGTATCCCCCACATTTACTGGATCAATCTGGATGCAGATACTCATCGCCGTGAGTATATGGAAAATCAATTTAAGTATTGGGAAATTGAAAATCATACACGTATTTCTGGGTATGATGGGAGGGAAGATGATGTGTCCATTCATCTTAAAGGCAGAATCCCTGATAATGTAAGTCAGAATGAATTGGGGTGTTGTATGTCGCATCTCAAGGCAATCAAGCATTTTTATGAAAATACGAATGATGATTATTGCTTAATCCTTGAAGATGATGTAAACCTTGATATGGTAAAGTATTGGAATTTTACCTGGACGGATTTTTTTGCTGAAGTTCCTTATGATTGGGATTGTGTTCAATTAACTACAATTTGTACTGGGGATATTCATGTTAAATTGCATTTGAAGTTTATTAATGATTTTTCTGCAGCAATTTATTTAATTAGTCGCCATCACGCCTCAAAAATGATGCGACATCATATTCGTGGTGACAAATATAAACTTGATAATGGTGTAAAACCACGAGCAGTATCAGAGGATACTATCCTGGAAACTGGTAAAACTTACACTATTCCTCTTTTTCTTTATAATCTTGAAATGGGTTCTGCTATTCATCCGGAACATCTTGGAATCTTTCATAAAGCACCTCATGATGCATTATTGAATTATTGGCAACAACAGGGTGCTCAAATTGATATCAAGGATTATATGAACTATGATCCTTATCTTGGACGCATAACTGAAAATTCATCTACGCAGAAAAACTCTTGACATATTCTTAAGTATCTTTTATACTAAATAAGTACTTAAGAATACTGTTGTATTTCTTAACACTTAAACGTCGTTTAGTACTAAAACACTTTTATGAAACTCAAACAACTGATGCTTGCACCTGTTGCTCTGGGAATGGTTGCTCCTGTTGCTGCGAATGCCGCAGACCTTAATATGGCAGCAGTCAACCAATATGCCTCAGCAGAACAGGTTACAAGCGTTACCCAATTTTCTGATGTTCAACCAACCGATTGGGCATATCAGGCACTCAGCAACCTCGTAGAGCGTTATGGTTGCGTTGCTGGTTATCCTAACGGCACCTTTGGTGGTGGTAAGGCAATGACCCGTTATGAGGCAGCAGCACTTCTCAATGCTTGTCTGGATCGTGTAACCGAAGTTACCGATGAACTGAAGCGTCTTCAGGCAGAATTTGCACAAGAACTTGCAGTTCTTCGTGGTCGTGTAGACAAACTGGAAGCACAAGTTACTACACTTGAAGCACAACAGTTCTCCACCACTACCAAACTGCGTGGTGAAGCAAACTTCGTAATCGGTGGTGTTGATGATTACCAAACCAAAACTGGTGACATCACTCGCACTGCGTTCAACTACGATCTGCGTTTGAACCTTGATACTTCTTTCACTGGTAAGGATCTGCTTCGTACTCGTCTGCGTTCTGCTAACTTCAGCAGTAATCCTTTCGGTTCCAGTTCGTCTATCTTCAAACTGGATAAAGCAGACAATACTTCCAGTGAAGTTGGTAACAATGTAGTTATCGACCGTCTGTATTACTCATTCCCTGTGTTCAATAACACTACTACCATTACTGCTGGTGCTCTGGTTCGTAATACTGAGATTGCTTGGTTGCCTACTGCCTACAAGTCAAACATTCTTGATTTCTTCCAAGTAGCAGGTGCTCCTGGTGTTTATAACAAGGCAACTGGTTCTGGTTTCGGTGTTCAGTATGGCAAAAAAGGTCTTGTTGCTGGTGTAAACTATGTGGCACAGAATGGTGCTGATAGTTCGACCGGTGAGTTTGATCGTTCTGGTGCTCTCAACACTCTGGCACAGATCGGTTATCGTGGTGATAACTGGGGTGCTGCTTTCGGTTATCGTTATGGCACCGAAGGCACCCGTGTTCGTACCTACAACGGTCTGAATGGTGCTTCTGGCACTCTGGTTCCTGGTCAAACCTCTAACGGTTATGCCATCAATGCTTACTGGCAACCCACTCAATCTGGTTGGGCACCTT